AATGTAAATTGCATTGCTGCTGCGATCATAATTCATAGCAAGATAGGAGATATAAATATTATCTATTGATAATTCTACCTTTTCAATCAATGGTCTGTAGTTGTACAGGTTGCGAAGCAGTGTAACACTTTTCAGCATTGCTTGCCTTTTGTATATGACTATCTTATTGCAGAAACTTGTATTTTCCGGATTTGGCACAAATTCCAAAGAATACAGCACATCGTTTTTTTCATCGATTGCCAGCGTAAATTGTCCTTCATGTGCCATAAATCTGCTGCCGCCTAGGCTGTAAAGTAGAGCTCCGGATTGATCGCTGCTGTTGGTAGTGTGATCTTCGGGTTCTCCGTAGCTGTCAAAGCCGCCCCATTTAGAAGTCAGACATACGCTTGCAATTTTGCCGTTGCCCTTGGAAGTAGGGAAATCGTATACATACTTCATAGTTTTTGCATCTAAGTCCAGCTTGGATTCTTCGCTGTTGTAGTCGCCCCGAAGCAGACTGCTGACAGTATTCTTAATGCCATATACGCCAGATGCCGTCAGACGCACACCCAGTGGGGCATAGTACTTAGATGCATCTTCTTCCAGTGCTGTGTCAAACAGCAAAATGCCGCCCAGCAGGGACGTGTACAGCGGCTGTCCGATGCTGCTGTACATCACACCGCAGTCTTTCATATAGCCCTCCTGCTTGAAAATATCTGTCAAGGCATTGGTCACCATATTGTGTTCCAGTACCTTCTCCTGTGATCCGGTGCGGACATCGGTTAGGATCAATTCTGTTTTTCCTTTCAGCATGTGTCCTCCTTTTCCTTTATAGCGTGTAGTTGATAGCGAATTCTGTAACTGTTGCATTGCCAGACAGCCAAATCCGCAGGGCAATTGTTTTTGCTGTGGTCATGCCGGCATAGAGCACAACAAGGTCTGTTTGCAGGAAGTCAGCCATAGGCACCTGCTCCGTCCATGTGCTGTTATCATAGCTGTACTGGACAGATGCCAGACCAGTGTAGGTACATTCCAAAGAGGTAATGCCAGTAATGCTGCTGTCTGTAAGGTCGGCTGTTTTGGAAATACAACTGGATATAGACTGATCTGACAGCTGATATACGCCGTCTGTAATGGTGATGTCGCTGTCATAAGTTCCTTTGCTGTCGGTAGTATTGATCAAGAATCTTGTATCTGCCAAAGAATTGGAGATTGCTTCGGAAATACTGCGGAATGTGATCTGTGATGCACCCAGCGTTAGGGCAAAGCGGTCTGTGAACGTCTGTGCAGCCGGTGTCTGCCGGTTCTCTGTGACAACTGTTTGTTTGATGTGGAACGTCATGTCTGCCGGTTCAAGTGCAATTTGCTGTTCCAGGAAGTCTTCCGCAGAGATAATGCCGTCCCATGTGCCTTCTCCGGCAAGGAATGTGCCTTCCATGGTGGCATTGAGTGCTTCTGCATCAATGGTGATCGTGCAGTCCTGGGTATAGAACCGCACGGAAAATTCCTCGGTGGTCGTGCCGGACACGGAAAAGTGGAAGAACAGGTGCAGGGTATGCACACCGTCCTGCAATGTCCACTGCGGCCGAACTCTGCCGATTTCTTCACTTCCCAGATAGTAGGCGGCAGTCAGGATGCCGTCCGTGCAGATGTACTGGTCATCTGTATCTGTTTCTGTGGTTTCTGCTTGCAGCTTGATTTCCGCAAAAAAATTGACCTGTGTGGTTTTCGTAGAAATAAATCGCAGACTGACAACTGTTTTCTGACTGTCGGTTCCCATGAAGATTCTGGCGGCGTTGGTGTAGTTGTAGTAGTGCATCTGCTGTGCATCGAGTGTACTGCTTAACCCGCTGAGAGCCTTGTCTTCGGCAGACTTCGCCCAGTCTATGGTTGGGTCACTGCCATATCCGGCAATCTCATATTCCCCGTGATATGTCCACGTGTATGACATAATGCAGCCAATTGTATCATCAGGTGCAATGCCACCGGTAAACGCAATCACATCGCCTAGATCATAGGCAGGGTCGGCAAACATTGATGCGGTAAACGGCGTGTAATGCAGGGCATGGGCAGTGTCTGATGTCGCATCATCGCTGCTGTAGCTTGTCAGTGCATAGAGTATCGTTTGCAGGAGTTCCGTTTTCTTGGCAGGTAATCCGTATTGTAAAAATGGGTTGGTGCCTAAGTCCATATAGGTGCCGACCAGCTCCGGTACCTTACAGTACAACTGTTTTTCCTGCACTTTGTCATAGCAGATAATACGATTGTATTCCGTTCGAAAGTCAGAGAACTTTGCTCCGGTCAGCCGGTGTTCGCTGGAAACCGTGTCTGTGGCTGCTGTGGAGAAACAGCGAAAGACCAGCTTTCCGCTGCGGTCAATGGTAGCAAATCCGCCGATTAGCTGTGCCAGATAGGAGATGATGTCACGGTAGGTGTCAATGTCGTTTTCCGGATACAGCACAAAATAGCTGTATGTACCATTAGGCAGTGCTTGTACGGCGGCTCTGGTCATGCCGAACTCTATGCCGCATAAGCTGCATGCCAGTGTTGCCATGTCATAGATGCTGCCGGAAAATGCTTGTCCGTCATAGGTCTTATCCAGCTTGGACATGTTATCATAAGCAACGGTTTCCCAGCCGAACGCTGTTTTTTCCATGGTAGACATCGTGTAAGGTGTCAAGGGAATTTCTTCCCATGTGTCATCAGCCAGTCGTCTGGATATGTATGCCGTGATCACAGTGCCTTCCTGATAGGGATTCCAGCGAAACCATGCAGGCAGTCCTGTAAATGCCGCCGAAAGTTCGCCGACATATACACCTCCGATTTTCAGCGTACTGGAAGCAGTGCACTGATTGGCAACGCGAAAATTCAGGACGTTTTTATCCGTAAAGGACAGCACTGTGCCCCTGTTGTTGTCGATCGTGCCACGTATGCGGAACTGCTGTACCGGTTGTTTCATGGCTGCTTTGTATTTTTGAGATACCGCATACACGGCACAGCACCTCCTTTATCATATTTCTTCGATTGTGAAGCTGACATTCCATAAACCGTCTGTTCTGGCGGTGCGTTCAGAGCCACTTTCCAAAGATTTTTCAAAATCCCGAATCATGACTGTGCGGCTTTCTTTCGTATCGCCTTTCAGCTGCATCGTCAGTGTATCTTTGATGCTCAGGGCATACAATTGGTTTGCAAATGCAGAGCTGCACTGATAGCTTACGGATACGCTCAGCTTGTCATAGCGTGTGATGATCGTTGCAGTAGTTCCTGCTTCGGTTTCCTTGCTGTTCTCTACTACATCGTGGCTTTCTTTCCACTTCTGTGGATTCGGCAGCTGTACGCCGTTTAGTTTCAGGTATTTTCCCAGCATATTATCTTCCTCCGGAACGGTATTTCATTCGCTGCTCTTGTGTGACAACCGCCTGATAAATTTTACTGCCGTCCAGATAAATCGGTATGATCGTATCACCAGTGTCGCCGCTGTACTGTCCCGCTGCCAATGCAGAGCGTATCGCAGAGGATATGCCACTTGTGTCGATTGCCATGCTTTGTGTGCTAATCGGCACGCTTGGAGCTGCAATTGCCATTGTTCCGGCAAGTCCCTGCATGGCATTTGCCACAAGATACTGATTCTGTCGGATACCGTCTGCCAATCCCTGCATCATATCCGGCATCCACTTCTCATAATCTCGCAACGGTCCGATGTCCGGACGGGAAAAGTGGATATACTGCTTGATAATGTCAGCGACTTCGCCGGCTGCTTCGTGCACCTTGTGAATAAAGCTTTCGATGCCGCCGACAAATCCGTCAATGAGGTCGCTGCCCCACTGGAACGCCTTTGCAGGCAGTCCGGTGATATAACTCCATGCACTTTCAAAGCCGCTGTAAATGTGGTTATACACGCCTACAGCCGCAGATGCAGCACTGCTGACAATGTTGCTGAACTGGGTGGATACCGCACTGTACATGGAAGATGCATGGCTTGATACTGTGCTGTACGCATTTCCCATGGCATTGGAAATCGTGGATTTTACATTGTCCCACGTGGCAGATGTCTGTGACTTAATATTGCTCCATGTTGTGCTGACAGAATTTCGCAAGGTCAGAAATGATGCCGCACCAAATGTAACCAGATTGTTCCATGTACTTGACAGATACGTTTTCACACTTTCCCATGCAGATGCAGTGCTGGTGTAAATGGTCAGTCCGAAATTTGCCCAGAACGTAGAAAAGTTGTTCCAGAAAATCGCAGCCCCCTCAGAAATGTTTTCCCATGTCTGAGAAGCTTTTTCTTTGATCGTGTCCCATGTGTCAGACCAGAAGGTAGAAATGTTGTCCCAGGTGATTTGTGCATCTTCTGCAAGCGTGTTCCATGTGTCAGACAGCCATGTGCTGATTGTATCCCAGTGTTTTACAACAGCAATCACCGCAGCGATGGCTGCCGCAATTGCCAGAATAATCAGCAACACCGGACCAAGTGAGATGTTAAGTGCAGTATTGGCTACGGATATGGCGGTAATGATCGGTGCAATTTTCGCCATAGCAACAAGTAACCCAGCGAGTATTGCAACAAAAGCTTTCATGGAATCTGGCATTGCTCCAAAAATTGTTGCTAAAAATTTGACTGCCGTAGTTATTGGCGGAAGAACTGTATTCAATCCAGTCATAAGTGCTTCGCCAATGGGGACAAGTGCCTGATGCAGCGTGCGGAGATTTGCTTCCAGCATCTGTGCTGGGGTGGTAGACTGATTGTAAAAGTCTGTGGCTGCACCTGTGACATCTTTGTATGTATCCCCAACAGATGTCAGTGCGGTGATAAATTTCAGGCTGCCGTCTTCCGCCATTGTGCCAAACGCTGTTGTAGCAAGATTTAGCTTGTCTTGTTGTGTGGTGGCATTGCTAATATCGTTGACAATGCTGTCGATCACGTCTTTTTGTGTGCCGTTCCCATTCTTCCACGCTTCAAAAAACTGCTTGGTACGGTCAGAGTAGGAATCCAGGTTTCTTTCGATTGTGCCGTCTGCAATGCGGTTTGTAACCTCGTTGATTGCGTCATTGACCTTATCCAGGTTGTATGCGCCATTGTCAAGGCCATTGTTCAGCAGCTGGAAATACTCACCTGCGGAATATCCTGCCTGTGCAAACTTCCCGGCATACTCCGAAAGATTATCGCCTAGTTCATCTGTCTTGTCCAGTCCATTTTGTGTGCCTTTGACCACATAGTCAAGAGCCTCAGCTGATGTCAAGCCAAACTGCTCCATTAGACTGTTGACACCACGCATGGTTTCTGACAGATCAATTCCATAGGACTCTTCCAGTGTGGTTCCGATTTCTGTCAGATGTGTAAGGTCTGCCTTGGACAGATCTTCAAAGTTTTTCTTAACCGTAATCACAGAGTCAGCCACGGTGTCCATGCTGTCACCGACACCTTTGCCGTATACATCCTGGATGATGCCTGCGGTTTCTTCCGCCGCCGCTCCGGTTTCGCCAAAGTAGGACACCGCTTTTCTGGTGGCGTTTTCCGTTTCGTTGAATTCGTCCATAGACGCTTTGCCAATTTCCACGATCTTATCAGCCACACCGGACAGCTTTTCAGATGCATCCATAAACGCACTGCTTTTCAGCGTTTCTCCGGCTTCGTCAATGCTTTCCTGCATCTTGTCCGCGGCTTCTGCCATGTCCTGCATGCTGTCTGTCGCTGGTTCTGCGGCATCATCCATTTCTGAGATGCTCTGTGCAGCACGTTCTGCGGATTGCTCTACATCGCGCATATCTTCTGTAATTTCATTGACACCACTGCCGCTGTCCAGGTTCCGCAGTTCGTCTTTCAGCTTTTCCAGAGATTTTGTTGTCTGGATGATTTCACGCTGCATGGCGTTTTGCTGATCTGTATTGTCTACGCCTTTGGCTGCCTGCTCTTTCAGCTGTGCAAGAACTTCTTTTTGCTTTTCCAGCTTTTCTGCAGTTTGTTCTGTCATTTCACCCAGATACCGCTGCTTTTGCGCAATGAGCTCCATGTTGCCGGGATCCAGTTTCAGCAGCTTGTTGACATCATTCAGCTGTGATTGTGTGGATCTCAGACTTTTCCCGATGTTGGACAGTGCCTTCATCAGGCCGGATGCATCACCGTCCAGTTCAATTGTAATACCGCGGATTTTCTGATTTCCGCTTCCTGCCATGGTTTCACCTCCTAAAAAGCATCAAAGTCTGCCTGCACCGCAAGGCTAGGATAATCGTAAGAATCGTTCAAGGATTCTATTATCATATCACTTACCATGCCGATGGTCAGCAGACTTAGATCTGTCATATGCAGTCCCATTTGCGTACACCGCAAGAGAAACAATGCGGTATTTATTTCTCGGTCAATGGGTCTTTCTTTTTTTTTACATCTGAGGTGGACTGTGTGTTGATTCCCCACAGTTCCAGAATCTGCGGCAAAACTCCTACCAAAGACATAATGCCAAACTGTGCAAGCCAGTCCTCAATATTGTCCGCTGTATTTTCTCGATCAGCGTGATATGCCATGATATACGCAATATTTTCCAGTGCTTCCGTATTCATTTCGCCGAAATCTACGCTCTTTTCCAGTTCTTCCGGATTCTGCTTTGCGATTTCTTCTACGTTTTTATTCGGTGCAACCTGCTTTATCAATTCTCCCATATCTGCAAAAACGTCACGCCCGAAGTGGATACGATACAGACGGGGGATAGACGCATCTGCACGGAACAGTACCGGAACACCATCAATCATGATTTCCTTGGTCATGCCCTTATCAATTTTTACATTCATTCTGTCGTCTGTACCTCCGTGGTTGTGTCGGGCATGTATACTTTGCCAAACCAGCTATTGTATACGTCAGCAGTGGTTTCAGAACCGGAACGGCACTTTACCAATCCGTTCGGCAGCGGTGTTGCAGACAATTTCAGCGTATCTGTCTGCGGTGTCTTTGTGGCTTCTGTGGTCTTGCCTGCCACAGACGGACGGGAAGCACTGCAATTGTACAGCCAGTGTCGGATGTGCTTACGGTCGCCCTTGAACTGGAATCCAAGTGCAAACTCTTCCAGCTGTGCATCAGCATTCTCGATCAGCACGCCATTCTTGTCCTTGGTCTGATTCAGGATGTCTGTAGCAAATGACTCCGGAATCATTGCAATTTCCAGATCACCATCATAGCCGTTGTTGTTATTGATAACAAAATATACGCCGTCATCTGCGTAGAAGTTCTCCGGTTCGCCGTTGGCATCCATGGACAGGTTGACAGCACCCGGAATTTTGACCGGTGTTGCATAGGTGATTTCTCCTGCTTCACTCACTGTCTTTTTAGCATAGACAACGTTTTCCAAACCGTATTTCACTTTGTTTGGGGTATTAGCCATTGATAATCAGCTCCGTTTCGTATGTGATTTCATACATCTTTTCCGATGCGATATAGGTTTCTTCCTTGGTGTACACAATGCCGTTCTGTTCCAGCACCTGTTCCACCATTGCTTCTGTTTGCAAGTCTTTTCTGTCGGTATACAAATCTATTTGCAGGGCAGTGATCTTCTGGTAAACGCTGTCGTCTGCAAGAAAATCATTCTGTTCCGGATAGTCAAACACGATCCACGGCAATTCCGGTACGTTTTCTTCGTCCCAGTGATGATAGGTGTACGGCAGACCAATTGCATCAAGCAAATCTTTGATAGATTCATAGGTCATGTGCCGTTCTCCAATCGCCGCTTTACGGATTCTACAAATTCCTCGGTATACTCTGCTTCTGCTGGCCTGATATGTTCAATACCGTCTACCATGCCGCCATTCCGCTTTGCGTGTCCGTATTCCAGAAGGTGGGCAATTTGCGGCTTGTTCTTGTTGTGGACAACTGCCGTCTTGATCAGACTGCCAGTTCCTCTGCGGTCTACAAGCTTGCACGTCCAACCGTTTCGGTACGGTTTTCGTTTCGAACCGCCTTTCGGGGAACTTTTCCGCAGTGCCTTTGCACAGGCTTCACCGGATCTTTCGGCTTCCTCGTTCAGCACTTTTACGGCATGATCGCCGTAGTCTGCCAGAATCTGTGCGATTTCATCAGCCACCTGTCCGTAGTTGACGCTACCTTTCATATGGCTCATGGCTGTACACCGCCTTTCTTTTTGACATACAGTTCCAGTGTGTCGTTTTTGCCCTGATATGTTCGGTACACGCTATAGCGGCTGCCGTTGTACTCACAGACTGTTTCGCCGGCATAGTCCGGTGCAAATACGGTGAACCGGTATTCCGGCTTAATGCCGTTCCTGCCGGCTTCTAGCCACTCCGTACCGGATATGCTGGACACATTGCAGAACACTTGTCGCTTGGATTCGTCCTGCTGTTTCTGGATGCCGTCTGCACCCTTGGAGATACTCTGCCGGATCAGTGTCAGCACATCACTGCGATCCACTCGAATCCCTCCAATCTGTGTATCCGGTAGCCATGGACAGCTGTGCCTTTTGTTCATCGTAAGATGCTTTCAGTCGGTCGTAATCGTCCGGCTGTCCGAAATGCATCCGACAGTAGGTGACAATGGCACGACTGACCAGATGGTCTGTTTCTTCGGTTTCTGATACACCGGCAATGCCCAAATCCAGCTTTGCCGCTGCGATCAGATCTAGGATTTCATCGTCAAACGCATCGGTGCAGACACGCAGTGACAACTTTGCCTTATCCAGCATTGCCATGGTGCATCACTCCTTACTCGCCAGTAGTTTTGAATGTTACCTTGACAAATGCCTTGGGATTTTCCAGACCGGCATCAAACAGGGAATAACCGCCAACGACAGTGTTGAACGTCTTTGTTTCCTGCTGATTGGAGATGTACAGTTCCTCAAAGTTGTTCGCCAACAGACTGGACGGCACGCCGACATAAGCGGTGTTGTCCGCTACATTTTCATCGATCTTGACGGCTGCACCATAGATATAGCCTGCAATTTTAGGATCACCTGTCTGATCCGGCAGGAAGATCGGTCGCTTGTTTGCGTCCTGAATGCCAAACAAACCGTTCCACACGGTGTTGCTGTTGGCATAGACGCATCTTACGCCTTCTTCCTTTACCTTTGCCATAATACCACGAATTGCCGCATCATCGTATGCCTGATCGGTCAGCACATTGTCAGTATCAATGCCATAGGTGGTGCTGTCCAGCTGTGTGATGCAACGCTTGTCCTTTGCATTACCGATACGCCGTGCCAGATGTTCTGCGATCCATGTTTCAAATGCAGCAATAGACTGCCATGTCATCTTTCTGGTGATGACCAGATGCTTTTTGATCTCTACGCCGTCCAAAGACAGCTGATCCCATGTGTCCTGTTCGTCATCGTTTGCCACGCCTTCGGCAGTTTCTTTGGCATCACCCTGTTTGATAGACTTGATTCGGGGAATTGCAAAACCGCTTGTCATGCCGGACTTGGTAGCATCGGAATAGATTGCAGTAGACGACTGTACCAGGTCAACAATGCGGTTCATGATCTCTGTCGGGACAGGTGCAGCAGTGTTTGCAGTAGTCATGGTATATGCCGCACGTTCCTGCTTGGTCATTTCGCCCAGCAGATGCACACCGTCACGCACGGCCATATTTTTCAGCCACGCTGTGCGGTATTCCGGGCTGTTGCGATTGTAAGACTGCTCCGGCGTGCCGGTGCTGTCAGGCGGGAACGATCTGGTGACAGTGCCTTCTGTGCCTGCCGCAACACGACTTCTCAGCTGTGCCCGGCGCTGTGCCATGTCATGCAGCTGTGTACGCCGTGCTTCCAGTGCGTCCACCTCGCTTGTCAGTGCGTCAATGTCGGCGCTCTCGGATTCCATCTCAGTGCGGATCGCCGCAATACGCTGCTCTACGCCCTCAATAGTCAATGCTCTGATTTCTTCCGGTGTCATATCTCATACCTCCATAAGTCTTAGTTTGAGTTCCAGTTTCTTTCGTTTGCGTATGTGATCCAGTGCTTTTTTGCGCTCCGCCGCAATCTCTCTGATCAATCCGTCAGAGATACTGCGTGCACTGATCTGTGTGGCATCATTGGCAGGGATAGATACTGCACTGACATCGTACAGCTTTCGGATTTTTGTGATAGTCCGTGTCACCGTAATGGTGTTGTGTTCCTTGTCCTCCACATACTCCGATTTCTGTTCGCCTACTACAAATCCAAACGACATTTTTGTCGTGTAGCCACCCTTGATTTCTTCGTACAGCTGATTGCCGATGGTCGTACCAGACAGATCTGCCCGGAAATACAACCCGATGTTGTCCGGGTTGAGTTCCAGTGTCTTGTTTGACGTTCTGGCAAACACTCTGCCCCTGTGGTCATACTGCATGATCACGTCAGACATATCGCAATCATCAAATGCTCTGCTGTCGATCTGTTCATAGACCTTGTAGTCCCCAAAATCATACAGCAGATATGGTTGATTGAATGTTGTTGCATAGCCGTCTGCGATCATGCCGGAATCATTATCGGAATTGCTGCGTACAGAAAAACTCTGCATCAGCCGGTATTCCCGTCCGGCACTGAGCCGCTGCATCAGTTGTTCCATTTCCTGTTCTGTCATTGCTCCACCTCGTCTTTCTGGTTTTCTTCGGTATCTTCCAGTTCCTCTGTGCGTTTATATTCGCCACGAATGGTGCGGACATCGCCGCCTTCCACTGGTGCTGCGTTGAATATCTCACGAACTTCATTGACGGAAAAGACACCTCTGTCCATCATCTGAGATGCCACTTTTAGCTTTTCTGTGGTGGACATATATTGCAGCCGGTTAGATGTCAGCATGATGCCGTTCCCGTTGGTGCGTTCCACAGGTGTGTAGACGCATTTTGTCATCACATCGGAAAACTGTATGGCAAACGGTTCTATGCAGCCCTCGTAGAACGCCTGCCACGCATCGCCGTATGCCTTACTTTGCAGCACCTCTTCGTTCACGCCAAAATAGCTGTATACGTTGTTCTGGATCTGTGCCGCCTGCTCTTTGTCTACCGTGTAGGACGTTTGGGACAGCTGCTTGATGTCGCTGTAGGTGTTTGGGAACAACAGGATTCCGCCGCCGTCCGCTTCAAAATTCTCTCGTGAGAATCGCTTTCGCTCTTTCGCAAGGTCTTCCGGTTTGGTGAAATTGTTGATTCTCGCCATGAACCGGTAGGTGTTGCTGTTCTTAACTGCTTCGGTGATCGCCTGATTTTGTAAGTGGATCAATTCCATAGTCGGAGTCAGAGCCGCATTGCTGCTGCCGAAGAAATCGTCTTGATACTGAAATTTGGTCAGTATCCCACAGCTGAGAAGTTCCACCGCTGCTGTTTCACCGGATGAAAACCGATACCGTAGAAACGGTTCGCCGTGTACATCAATGATGCTGCACTGTGACGGCAGCACGGGATAGTATCCGGTGATTTCATCGTATGCTCCGAACACAGGGACAATAAACGCCGTATTCTGCATATCCAGAATGGTGGACAGGCGATAGAGAAACTGTCCCCACGTCTGCCACTCGTTTGGGCTTTGTTTCAGTCTTGTCCGCAGCTTGGGCTTTGCCGTGCCCATGATGTCTGCTTTCAGCTTGGAAATGTGCCTTGCCCGGACATCAATGGCAGACCGCACAAGTGCCGATTCGTATAGGCACCCGTGCCAGTTGGTGAATACCGGTGCATATCCGGTCAGCGTGCGGAAATACGATGCAGCTGCCGCAGTGGATTTCGATGGACGATTGCCCCATAATTTTTGAAACAGCCCCATGTACTCACGCTCCGTTCTGTAGCTGTATGCCGTATTGGTCGTAGTATTTCTGCCGGACAGTGAAGGCATCTGCCAGAGCCGCACAGCCGTCAATGTGTGCGTTGACAGACAGCTTTACCAGTTTGCCCCGTCCTCGTTCGTTGTTCATTTTGATTGCTGCATTCAGCAGATGCAGCTTTAACAGGTCATTGTCACCGATGCAAATTTTTTTGTCTTTGAACAGTCCTTCCATTTCCAACAGCACCGGATAAAGGTTGTCACCCTGATACACATCATCGGTGCAGAATCCATACGTTTTCAAGTCCTGAATCAGATACTGTGCAGAATAGCGGTCGTATCCCACCATTAGCGGATAGATCTCATACTGTTCGATCATGTCGCATAGCCAACGGTAGCAGTCATGGTAATCCACAAAGTTTTCGCCGGACAGTTCCAGCAAGCCACGCTGCACATAGATCTGATAGGGAACACCGTCCCGTGCAGTGGCTTCCTCCAGCTTTTCCGGCGGCAGCCAGAACTTTGCAAACACATACAGCACACCGCCTTTTTCAATGACGATCGTTGCCGCTGTCAAGTCTGTGGTCTGTGACAAGTCTACGCCGGCAACGCAATAGCTGCCCCGGAAGTCTTCCAGATGCAGCGGCTTTCCGCAGGCGTGTTCCACCGCCGTTGCATTTAGCCATGCCTGAGAACTGGACTGCTTGATGTTGCAGTATTTCGTAAGAAATTCCGCTTTCTTGGACAAGCTGCCCTCTGCAACTGCGATTTCTTCCAGCATATAATCTACCGATACAGAAACACCCAGATTCGGATTGGATTTTCGCAGTTCGTTGATGTCGTTCCACTTCTCAATGTCATCGATCATGTACAGCAGGGGAAACAGCCGCTTTTCCTTGCTGTCGCCTTTCAGAAATCGGGTGCACCGCTTGATCAGTTCATCATAAATGCCGTCATTGACGTATCCGGAAGTAGAGCAGCTCAGCAACAACGGCTGCCGTCTGGCTCCAAATGCGGACTTCATGACCTCGTACTGTTTCAATCCGGTATCTCCAGGCCAGCTTGCAATCTCATCACAGATGACCAGATGCGGATTGAATCCGTCAGACTTCTTAGCGTTAAATGCAATTTTCTTGACGCTGCTGTTGGTGGATTCCACATAGTAGTCAGACTTACGCCGCTTGATCAGATCCATTAGTTCCGGTTCGCTGGCAATGGTTTGCCAAATATCGTGATAGACAATATCTGCCTGATCCAGCTTGGGAGCAACGCAAAATATACGGGCACCATATTCGCCGTCCATGAATAGACAGTACACAGCAATGCCGGATAAAAACAGTGTTTTGCCGTTTTTCCGCCCGACAACAATCGGGACTTCCCGAAACTGCCGGTTGCCATTGTGATCCAGAATGCCGAAGATGACCGAAACGCAGGCACGCTGCCACAGTTCCAGCCGGAGCAGCTGCGGTGCAAGTGAACCCTCACTGTGGTGGCAGAAGCTCTCGATGAACCGGATCGCACGAGAAGCCTTCTTTTGGTCAAAGGTAAACTCGCCGCTTTCCAATCCGTGTATCACATAGCGATACGCCAGCCGTACCCATTCGCCAACTGGGATCGTGCCGTCTTCGATTTGCTGATAGTAGGCGTAAATGTCATTCGTCATTTGTAAATGCGTCCAGCTTGGATTTCTTCTGTTCCGGCGGCAGCATCTTGTCCAGCTTTTCAATGATCGTGGTGTAATTTTTCAGGGACGTGTTGTAGGCAGAAATTTCTGCACTGGCTTTCTTGCCGGATTGTGCCTTGCCGTTCTGGTAGGTGTCCACACACCCTTGACTGTTGATCTCGGTTTGCAGATCTTCCAGCGTGACTTTCAAGAACGCTGCATTCTGGATCAGCGGCGTGACGATCTCCAACTTGTTGGCAGGCAGGGCAGCATATAGTTTCAACAGTCTTGCGTTTTCTTTTCGGATTCGGTTCTTTACGGTCAATTTCGGACATCTCCTTTCCGGACACACCCCTTACGCACGCATGGAGAGGAAAATTGACCTCCACCCATCGGTCTCCACAAGGGTATTCCAAATTTTCAATTGGGGGGACTACCAGCGTGCATCTACACTTCCATCTGCATTGATGCGGCAGCGTTTGCCGCCGTGCAGTGCGGCATGACAGTCACGACAGACCAGCTGCAAGTTGTCCCAGCACAAGGACACAGCTGGATCATGGATATTGTCCGGTGTCAGATGCACCTTGTGGTGTACGATCACACCGGCAGTGTGCAGCCCTCGTGCAAGGCAAGGTTCACACAGTCCGCCTACTGATGCGGCATACGCATCACGGCATTCACGCCATGCACGGGACTTGTAGAACGATTCTGCAAACGCCTGCATTGTAATCCTCCTAACACAAATACCGGCACGTTTCCGTACCGGTATCTTGGTTTCTATTCTCATTATACACAAAACAGGACTGCCATTCAATGACAGCAAGTGCCATTCAGTGACAACTTTTCCAAAGCGTCTGTGTGGCGGCGTAATATCGTCCGGACAGAGTAGTGCATTTCCTCTGCGATCTGTTCCCAACTTTGGAATACGATGTATCGCCGAATCAGCACAGCTTCCAGTTCTGGATCTTCCAGTGCAGCAATGCAATGTTTGATTTCTTGTTCTGTCTGCTTCACGGCCTGCTCTGTGTTAATACACTCATTTTCTGTATACTTTCCGCATATCGTCATAGCTTCCAGCTTTTGTGTTTCGTGCAGGCAGCGTTGCAGCCATTCTTTTTTCTTTGCCTGTTCCTGTGTCATGGCTTCACCTCCGACCTGCTCTTTGGGTGTAATCTTCATTGCTTCCTGCTTTCCTTGTGCATAACCCAATTCCCAACCACAAGAAAAATTTTTTTTCATTCTTTTTTCGTACTCTTCTTGGGTTAGATCACAGTAGTCAGTTGTGGCTGAGAAAACACAAAATAACGTTACAAAGACAGTGATAATAATTATGATGGCTGTTTTCATTTTACTCCCTTCGATTGCGTTAAAACGTCACTGTTGCATTTAAGACCGCCGCTGCCATCCAATAGACCGCTCGTCTGTAGTCCTTATGCCACAGACACACTGCCGCCGCACCAACGTCCAGCAGGATCATAGCAATCGGCAGTATCTGTGTGGTGTTGATCTTTATCATTCTTTCACCTCAACAGTTCCCGAAGTTTCGCAAATGGAGTCAAAAGCAACCATGCAATTCCGGTTACAATATCCCAGATCTGAAACAGCACATACAACGTGACTTCCCGGATAAATTGCAGGACAAACTTTCTCATACAAGAAACGCAATCCCTGTGGTTGTTCCAGATATGACGCAATTGCATCAAGAAAAATATCTGGTCTGCCGCATAGTAGCAAAACAACTTACGCTCAATCTGATACTGCTTGCCGCATATGGAACACCTCATTCGGATGTGGCTTGACATTACCATCATCTCACCCCCACAACAGTGCAGCTATCCCAAGTATCACAGTCGCCCCAAGCAGAGCAAGAGCCGCCTTGTTCCAGCCTGCTCTGCTCAGACATTTTGCAATCAGCAGTCCGCTCGGAATCAGCAGCACAAGGGTCAATGTCATCTGTCCCATACCGCATTCACCTCCGCACCATGATTTCTTCTGTTGTGGTCGGGTATGCTTCGGTTTCTCCGGAAAGCACAGCATTCAAGTGTTCTTTCGCAGTTTCATACCTTGTCCTTGCTGCCCGCACTCGCTGTTCTGCTTCATCGATCTTTCGGGCTGTGGGAAGCATGTCCTCGATCAGGCGGATTCCGCCAATTGCCCAGATCAGAGCAATGTCCGCATGTGTCACAATGCCGGGGTAAAAAATGTACACATAGTGGATCTTCTCAAATTCTTCTTCCGTGAACGGTTTGTCCGTCAGCCTTTTAAATTCTTCTTGCAGCATTTGCCTGCTCCTTTCTGCATATCTCGTTCGTAATATTCTGCCATGTATCTTCCGTAGCTTACGCCGTAGGCAGCTGCCTGTTTAATACACCAGTTCAGCGTGCCTTTCTGCGGTTTCTTTTTCGCCATGTCATTTCCTCCGTTTCTTGTACAGATCCCATTTTACTTTTCTGGCGGATTCTGCGAGAAATACGGTCGGGTCTGCAAGCTGCTCCTGCTTTCGATTCTCCCGTATCTTCTCACGCTGCTTTGCGTACCGGATATATCGGTCACACATACTATGGCAGCCGATTTCACGTTCCGGACAGTTCTTGCATGGTGCTGTCATGGTCAACCTCCAGATTTCGCATCACTTTTTTCAGGTTCATCAGCTGCCATTTTCAGCAGCCGCTTTAACTTCTCATTTTCCTCTTGCAGTTCGATGATGTATTCATCTTTGTGATCGCAATGAACACAACACAAACCGGAGATATTTGCAAGCGGACTTTTGATTTTCGGGTTGGTTCTCCATTTATTATCCCATCGTTTGTTCCATTTTTCAGCATATTCTCCGATATATCCAGTGCCCGGATTTGCATCTCCTGCTCCGTCACCGGATACCGGTGGTTCTTGATTTTTTTGCCATGTCCATGACTGCACTCACCTCAATCTCCAATTTTTTTCGTCACTTCTCATTATCGCGAACAGATACCCGCCGCAGCGTTCCTTGATACGTCCTGCCAACGCCTTGTCCGCTGCAAGCAGATCACGGAAGATACGTTCACTGGAAATGATTGTGACCATGTTTCGAGTGTACCGTTCGTTCAGCAGCTCAAACGCAATGCTGATTTCTTTTGGATTTGTATCACTGACATTGCCGCCGATCGGCTTCAGGAAGTCGTCTATGTACAGCACTTGTGCCTGTGTCAGCTGCTGAAAACGTTCCTGTCGGGTAGCAAATTGGCTTAGATCGCGAAAAATTGTCTGCCACATCTCATACCGCACTTGCAGTCCTCTCTGGAGCAGGACACCACAGACAGCTGTACACAGATGCGTTTTGCCTGCTCCACTTTGCCCGCCGATATACAGCCATTGCGGACGGTTCTTTTCAGCATAGTGCATCACGTTTTCTTTCAGTGCAGTTTGCCAGTCTTCTTTGCACTGATATGCATCAAATGTTTTGGTGCGTATCGTTTCTGCCAGTCCGGACTGTGTGATGTTGGACTGATTCTGCCGGATCGCCATGCACTCACAGATACGGTGCATTTCTACGCCGTCCTGCAAGTAGGCGATATTGCCCTTGTTCCGGCACTTAGGGCAATCATATCCGGTAAGGCTGCCCCGTGATTGATTGTACCAGTCACACCGCATCTTGTCATAGGATTCCGGTGTGATTCCGGCATCAGAATTTTGTTTCCCAGCGATCTGCAACAGGTTCTGAATTGCTTCCATACTTTTCACCTCCACGGTTCCACTCACTCCGCTCCCACGTTCTCACGGCCGCTTTCCAGTCTTTCATGGGAGATTTCCCCACACGCCAGCCGTTGGATTCGTAGTAGTCGTAAAAGCGTTCTGCATCTACTCCGTTTTGCCTGCTCTGACAGTAAGCTTTGATCTCTTCCAGAGTCGGTTTTACAAATCGCTTTGATTTAGGAGCAGGAGAGTCAGTCGGCTTGTCCGGCTGCGCTATACTCTCCCTCTTATCTACTCTACTCTTCTCTTCTCTACTCTTCTCTACGTTACAGGTAACGTTACAAGGCGTTTCTCCTGTGTTACATTGTAACATTTCAGGCGTTTCTGCTGTACAGGGCAACGCAACAGTAACTTCTGCTTCCAGTTGTTCCTGCTTCTGTTTTTCACGGAATTTCCGTACTCTTTCCGCACTGCTGCTTTCTGAGCCAATGGCTTCACTGGCTTCCGGCATAAAGTAAACTGATTTACTTTTTTCAATCAGCTTTCCGGAACGCATCAGGAAACCAAGTGCCACTCTGACGTTTTCTTCATCTTCGTCCAGTGCAAGTGCCAGCTCGTCCGCAAAGTCGTTTTCGATGCCCTCAAAGTAGAGTTCGCCGCCTGTCTGAATGCTCATGAGCATCATTTTCAGATAGATGACCACATAGGTGTCACCGCCTGCGATCTTCCGCATTTTCTTCATGACTTTATCTCGAAAGAAGTCCTCTTTGAGCTTCAGCCAGTAATATCGTTTTGACATGATGATACCTCCTTTCGTTCTACCTTGCAGCCGTGTTCCTCTGTCCAGTCACAGCTGCTTTCCGGACAGATACTGCACAGCAGCATGGATTCACCGCAGAATGGGCAGTGCATGACATGTCCGTCCTGCTCCTCGTCCCAGTATACCGTGACTTCCTTGCCGCAGTGCGGGCATTCTTCGGTGACGAAATCCTGTTCACAATAGAAAGCCATTTCTTTTCCTCCTTCCTTGATTTATTTGTGGAAGTGCACTGATCTGCTCAATGCACCAGAAGCACCGGCACGGTGTATCGTGTAATCACGGGACGATGTATAACCGTGCAGCTACAGGTAATAAGCCGCCTGTGGTCGCTGTTGCGTGTGTGCCAACGGATTCCGTTCGTTGTCTGACTGCCGGCAACTGGGCATGGCAGGGCGTTCCGGAGCTGCACCGGAAGATGTGGGGTGATTATTCCCACATCATGACTGCATCGCCCGATACGCGGCGGTGTACTATACCGCCGCACGGAAAGGAGTACCTATGACATTGGAGATGTTGGGGCAGTGTGCCGGAGTTGCACCGGCAGTCTGGGGGTTGTCATTCCCCAGATATGACTGCATCACTGTATTTGCGGCGGCTGCCAGTACCGCCGCATAGGGGAGATAAAAAATGGAGGGTAGCCCCATTCGGGGCAGTGGAGAGCGGTTTTACGTCATGCTCAGGACGTGAAGCCTATCTGCGGGCTATCATCTCCCGCACTCTCTCGATAGCCTGATCAAGTGTCAGATACTCATGCGGTTTTTCAAGTCGTTCTTTTGCCGGTATATGTGCCGGCTCATAGTAAACCCACCAAAAAAGTTTTATGTCGCTTGTCGGATCCGCTTTTTGCATGATCGTGCAAAACAACTCATACTTGGAGTAGCTAAACGTCAGCCTGTCCTGCTCTGGCAGGACATCGTTTGCAATCAGTACGAGATCAAATAACATCTTCACCTTGTCGCGATTTTCTGCGGTCATGCTAACACCTTGTTATTTGTACATTCAGGTTCTTCATCGGCATGGATATACCTGCTCAGGTCTTGTCCGTCATAATCTTCCAAAAACTTTAGAAAAGTGGATACACGGCACTTGTAAGAACCAAGCTTCATGAAGCGGATCACGCCGGCCTGGCGCAGCTTATGCACCGCAGCAATATTGCATTTCAGTAAAGATGCCACATCCTTGACTGTAAGCAGTTGTTCCGGAATCGGCTGCAAAGTGATTGTCGTGTCTTTCGATGTAAACACATCGTCTTTAATGATTTCTCTCATGGGTTACTCCTTCCTTGAAAATGTCCGCTTGTATGGGACTTCCGTGCTTGTCCAGCTGTGCAAATTCTCGGTGCGTTGTGTGCCGGCAGTGCAACTGACAGGCAATTTTATTGCAAATGGTGTTCTTCTCTGGATTGCATAGGAATACGGGCTTTGCGTATGGTATCTTATGATTCATCGGATTCACCTCCTACAGAACCTAAAATTTCATCCGTTGTGCAGTGCAGGATTTCCGCCATTTTCTTCACGTTGTTCAGGCTTGGATTCCGTGTGCCTTTTTCCCATTGTGTAACAGCATTCGGCGTTACGTTTAGACAGCGTGCAAGTTCTTTCTGGGTCATGCCACGTTCTAAGCGGATTTTGCGTATGGTTATCATGTTGTCACCTCACTGTTCCTAACGTTCTGTTAGTATTGTAGCACACATTGTGTGAGGATGTCAATGCTATTCCTAACATTTCGTTAGTATGCACAAAACGTTAGCGTTTTGATTGACAATCCTCACAAATTGTGATATTATAACAACAGACGGAG